AGAAGATGATGGTAAATTATACGAATGGGCATTGGCTACAGGTACACCAGCCGCAGTTATATCTAACGCTCCAACAAGCAATAGATCATTAGTCGTCACAGAAGAGCGTTTCTTATTTGCTCTTGGTGCGGGTGGAAACCCGCGCAAAGTGCAATGGTCTGATCGTGAAGACAATACAACCTGGACGCCCGCAGCGACAAATGAAGCTGGTGATTTAGAGTTAAACACAAGCGGTCAAATCATGGCAGGCATTAAAGTACGCGGTCAAACGCTTATCTTAACCAGCACAGATGCACACGTAGCAAATTATGTAGGCCCACCATATGTTTATGGTATTGAGCGTGTTGGTTCATCATGTGGTTTAGCTGCCAATAAAGCAGTATCAGTCGTTGATGCTGGCGCATTCTGGATGGGCGCACACGCATTTTATGCTTATACAGGCGGTGCGGTTCAAGAAATACAAAGTGAAGTTGCAGATTACGTCTTTAACGATATGAACCGAGGCCAAATAAGTAAGGCATTTTGCGTAACCAACAGTAACTTTGGAGAAATATTTTGGTTTTATCCATCATCTCAATCAACAGAAAATGACCGATACGTTGTGTTTAATTATATTGAAAACACATGGTATATTGGTTCACTAGCAAGAACTGCTGGAGTTGACGCGGGTGCATTTAGAAAGCCTCTTTGGGTAGATGCAGATGACTATAAGATTTACGAGCATGAAATTGGCTTTGATTATGGTTCACTAACGCCGTTTGCTGAAACTGGCCCTATTATGCTTGGGTCTGGCGATACAGTAGCATCCGTAACTGAAATGATACCTGATGAAAAAACGCAGGGTGACGTAAATGTAACATTTAAGACACGCTTCTATCCAAATGGAACTGAACGTGACTATGGGCCATACACAATGTCAACACCTACATCGTTAAGATTTACCGGGCGTCAAATGAGAATGCGTGTTAGCGCAGTTGAGCTAGGAGATTGGCGTGTTGGGGTAAATAGATTAGATGTTGTTGCAGGCGGTAGAAGATGACGCAACAGCAAAGGCCACCAGAACCATATGGAGATGATTGGAAAACATGGGGCAGACGCCTCATGCAATTCATGTCCCAGACAAGATCACCTCTTGTTCAACAAACTGGTAGCGAAAGCGCAGCAGACGATGGTACGCTTATGTGGGATAGATCATATGAATACCCAGTTGTAAGCAAAGGCGGAGAGTGGCGTCAAATTGTAGTAGAGGGCGGACACGCTAACTTTACTAAAACATCAGATGTTACACCAGCCCTAGCAAATACGGCATACAAGCTGACCTATGATGCACCATCTGGCAATTCAAAGATTACACAAGGTACGCCAGCAAGCAGAATTGTATTCGAAGAGGCTGGAGAATATGTATTATCATTTTCCGCGCAAATATCATCAACAAGCGCAAGCACAGTACACTTTTACTTTTGGCCTAGCATAAATGGCACAGCATCGACAAACGGCGCTATGACAACTGCATTGCATCAGAATAATGCTACAATTGTTATATCACGCACGCAGATATTTACTGTGGCGGCTGGTGATTATTTAGAAGTAAATTATATGATAGATAACACTGACGGATTTTTAAATTACACAGCAGCATCATCTCCAGTGCCAGCAATACCATCTTCAACACTAGCAATTACGAGGACGCATGGATAAAGAATTGCAAAGATGTAGACCTTGGATTGAAGCGGCTTTGGAATATTCAGGTGGCACGCATGATTTTATTGATGTGGCAGAAGGAATATATAAGGGTACTATGCAGTTGTGGCCTACGCCAAAGGGGTGCATAGTAACAGAAATTGTGGTATATCCACGTAAACGAATGTTAAACGTGTTCCTTGGCGGAGGTGAACTAGATCAGATTTTGGATATGCACCAAGATGTGATACAGTGGGCTAAAGCACAAGGATGCACAGCACTAACCATGACGGGGCGTGCAGGCTGGAAAAAACCATTGGCGAAGCATGGCTGGGATCAGCTACATTCGTCGTATATTAAGGAGTTTGAGTAATGTCAGGCGGAAAAGGCGGATCAACATCATCTAGCGTTGAAATCCCAGAATATATTGAAAAAGCGGCGCAGCGTAATTTAAACAAAGCTGAACGTATTTCACAGCTTGGTTATGTACCATACTATGGCCCAGACGTGGCTGCATTTACACCAATGCAACAAGCATCATTCCAAAATACGGCTGACGTTGCAGGCGCATTTGGCATGAACGCTCCAGCAAGCCAGCAAGATATAATGGGTGGCATGGCCGCGCCTACACAATACGCTGGCGGCGTAAGTGGCTATTCATCAGCTCCAATATACCAGCAATCATTAGATGAGCTTGCTAGACAAAGGCCCGCACAAAAATCCTACATGGATAGCTTTTTTATTGACCCCTATTCTGGCAGTTATGGTTCAAACGCGCCTGCGCCAATAGATTACAATATGTATCCAACATATGCTGAAACACAACGCCAAGCTGAAGAGGCTATTAGACGTGAGCAGCGCAGTGATGATAATTATGAAAGATTGCTAGATCAAATGGGTCAGCAGGTTAGCGGCTCTTCTCTTACGCAAGCTGAAATGGCTAAATACGCAGAAACAATAGCACCAGGTAGTGGCTATGACCCTAAGACACAAGTTTTAAATGAAGCCCAAAGAAGATACATCGAAAGCCCAGAAGGTGCTGCGGCTAGATTAGCTCAAGAAGACATAGCAATGGGTGCTGTAGGCTCAAACCAAATGGGCTTTTATGACAACTTGAAGATGTTGCAAAACAAAGAACCATCAAAAGAAAACCCATCAGGCGGAATGGCTTATTATAACACGTTCCCAGATGCAGATGGAAATCCAACAAGATTAGGCTATGACAGCACTGGCGGTTCATACGGCGGATCGCTTGTTACTGGTGGTTTAAGCGGTAATTTAACAGGTTTACCAGAAGTAGGATTATTAGGTTTTGGTGGCGGTATTGCTGATAATGTTTATTCAGGCATTAACTTCGAAGGCGCAGTCGATGCTCAAAGTAAAGACTTTGCTGAAAAAGCAGCGGCTGGCGGGTTTGACCCAAATAATTATGCAATGTTTGATGTTAATACTCCAACGCAATCACAGCAAGATGCATACGCTAATAAATCTGCGGCTGAGCAAGCTGCATACAACGCCCAAGTTGTAGCTGAAAGAGAAGCACAAGAGTTAGCAATAAGAAATGAAGCTGCATTGGTTGCTCAAGAGGCTGCACGCAGACGAGATAACTCAAACCCTACACCCACATATACTGGTGGAGTTGTTAGAGACTCGAAAGGAAATGCCGTGACAGATGGCAGCGGCAATGCTGTTAGAGCGCCCGGCCCTAATGTAGGCAGCGGCGGTGGAGGCTCAAGCTCAAGTGGCGGCGGTGGCGGAGGCTCATCAAAAATTCTATGTTGTGCATATTACGAGCTAGGTTATTTGCCACGCGAAATATGGCGGCTAGATCAGAGATACGGCGTCTGGTTGCACAGAAACAATAGAAAACTAATGAACGGATACCATGCATGGGCTGCGCCTCTAGCAGACTTTGTTAAAAAAGATACAATTGGCGGTAAAGTTGCACGTAAAGTTATGTGGCCTATTGTTAAAGCATGGGCAGAAGAAATGGCTCACACAATGAGTCCAGAAAAACATAAGTCTAATAAAGTTGGTAAAGTGATAGCAACAGTTGGTGAAGCATTCTCATACGCAGTAGGCGCAGTATTGCTACCAAAAAATAATAAGAAGGAAGCGTAACATGGCTGGTGGTGGACAAATGAGACCGCAAGGATCGGCAATAGCTGATGCTAGGGCGTCTGGAATAACAGGTATTGCGTCTGGAAATGGCGCGGCAAAGCCTTTAACTCTTAGCTTCAATAATAACAGCCCGATGCAAGGCTCTATGTCGTCTAATATCGTGGCGCAAGGCGGTGGCCAAGATATAGGCACAATGTTTCACAATCAAATGCCTGACGGAACGCCTCGTCCTCGATTTACACCGGGCGATGGCCTAGCTGGAGCGCGTGTGCCAATGGGTTTTGGTAATTTAGGAGAAACAAAAATAAAAGATGGTATGCCCGCAACAGGCGTAAGTGATATTACTCCATTACCCGGCCCACCAATGTCTGGAGGCAAAGGTGGCGGGAATGGCGAAATGCCAAGGCCTATGCCAGCTCCAGCACCATCCACGCAATATTCGCCAATGGCTGCACCAGCTCCAGCTCCAGCGCAACCGCAAGGGTTTAACGTAAACCAAGCTGCGGCTGGCGGCTTACAAAAAGCATTTCAAGGCACGCAGCAAGCAATGCAAGGGCCAAACATTGGTCAGTTTATGAACCCATACACAAAGCAAGTTACGCAAAACACGCTAACTGATCTTGAGCGACAACGCCAAATGCAAATGAACACGTTAGGAGCGCAAGCTTCAAATGCTAGAGCATTTGGGGGTTCGCGCCACGGCGTAGCAGAAGCTTTGACTAATGAGGGATTTGCAAGGCAAGGCGCGCAAGCGTTTGGCAATCTGCAACAGCAAGGGTTCAACACAGCTCTACAAGCTGCACAAAATCAACAGCAAATGCAAATGGGCGGAGCTGCACAGCTTGGTCAACTTGGTCAGCAAGCATTTGGCACAAGCCAAGCAATTCAACAGCAGCAAGGCCAACAAGGTCTGCTACAGCAAGGCATACAGCAAGCACTCATTGATGCGGCTAAACAACAGTATGCGGGTTACACTGGCGCTCCAGCGGCGGCACTTAATGCGCCACTGCAAGCTCTTGGTGTTGCACAGCAAGGCGGAGCTAAAGATGTAGTGCAATCACAAAACCCCGGCTTATTTAGTTATTTGCAGACTGCGGCTATGCTTTGCTGGGTTGCCCGTGAAGTTTACGGCGAGCAAGACCCTAAATGGATGCAGTTTAGAGAATGGGTTATCGGTCATTCACCTGATTGGTTCTATAAAGC